CATATTTTGTAGTTGACGCCATATAACCTTCTTCTGCAAGGTCATATTCGACCCCACCATCAATAGAAATAAAACCTTGAGTCTTTTCCGGAAGAATTTCTTTAATTGCATACGCAATCATATCACAATAAGCCAGTTTCATTTTTTTCATTTCCTTTATCATTTTATAGTACTATTATACCATACTTTTTAGGGAATGTAAAGTGTTTTTTTAAATTAATTGAAAAAAATAATATAATAAAATCAATCACTTAGGAAAATAGTTTAAAAAAGTTTTATTGTGTGACATTTTTATCACGGTTTTTTCCTTTTCGCCGTAAAGCCCAGAGCATCCAATCATAGTAACGCTTTGGTTCTGGATCATTATTTAACTCGGGAAACAATTCCAATTGTATTGGTTCGTCTGGTAAAGTTATATGATCTCCGGTACCTGTCATATCCAGTGTTTCCTTATTTACCATTTGCTTTATATTCCTCGTACAAAATTAAAGCAATTAAAGCATAATTTGCCATATCTATTAGAGTATCGGTAATACTTTCATCTTTAACTTCTAACTTTTCTTTTTTGGCAAATCCCATAAGACGGCTAAATTTATCACCTAGGCGAACACAAACACCTTTCCAGGCTGGAATTCCACCCATCTCACATGTTCTAAAATTTGCAAAAATATCTTCCGCGCTTGCATAGTCGTGACGTTTTGCATCGTGGGTTTTTTTCATTTCTTCTAATAATTCTTTAAATCGTTCACTTTGAACCATAATAATCTCCAGTAGGAGAGGACCCAAAAGGGTCCTCGTAATAGTTAAGGTTTAATTGCATCAATTCCTGGTAAATAATCTTTCATACCAAGAAGTTCTCCAGTGTTAAATTTTCCTCCAAATGGATCTAATTCTCCGGAAGTAATTTTCATTTGTAATGTTGATGCAAGTTCGGCAAGTTCTGGAGGCATATTTGTATATGGTGCCATTCCTACCATACCAGAATCCATACCACCCCATGTATCAGATGATTTCCAAGTACCATCCATTACTGCTTGTACTCTTTCAATATAGTAAGGACCCCAGTCATCTAAAATTGCAGTCAACTGAGTATCAGGAGCAAATCTAATCATGTCTGATGCTTGACCAAATCCAAGGATGCCTTCTTTGGCCGCGGCTTGTAATGGTGATGGCGAATCAGTATGTTGTGTAATAATATCAGCGCCTTCACTCATAAGAACTTTTGCTGCAGCAGCTTCCTTACCTGGATCATACCAAGTATTTACCCATACGACATCAATATCAAAGTCCGGATTAACTGTTATAGCACCTGCATAAAATGCATTAATACCACGAATCACTTCTGGAATAGGAAACGAGGCTATATAACCTGCCTTACCTGATTTACTCATATGACCAGCAATTACTCCTTGAATATATCTACCTTGATAAAACTTAGAAGAATACACAGAGAGGTTTTCTGCAGTTTTATATCCTGTAGCATGTTCAAATTTTACATTTGGAAACTCTTTGGCAACTTTAACCATTTGTTCCATATATCCAAATGAAGTAGCAAAGATAATGTCTGTACCATTACTTGCCATTTCTCTAATAACTCTAGCTGCGTCTGGACCTTCAGGCACACTTTCGATATATACTGTTTCTACTTTATCTCCAAATTTTTCAACTAATTGGAGTCGGCCTTGCTCATGCATATAAGTCCAACCATGGTCTCCAACTGGTCCAACATATACAAATCCTACTTTAACAGGAGCAGCATATGCTGTAGAAAATAAAAATAATGACATTACTGCCAGCGCTTTAAAAAATGATTTCATTAATTATTCCTTTCTTTAATGAATAAAATCTTTGATGTCAGGAAATACAGGTTCAAGTGCGGTTGCACAAGCACGAGCGACTTCCATGTGCTCTTTTTGAGTCCCATTTCCCGACCTAAGATCCACATAATGGATCCAGGAACGGATTGTTCCATTCATGTACAACCGTGAAGTTGTAATTCCTTCTGGTAATACTTTACGTGCTTGTTCCTTTGCAATACCTTTACGAATAGCCCAATCATATTCTTTTTTAGCAAGTACACCAATTCTGCGTTGAGCATGATCCCAATCAGTCTGTAATTGTTTATCCTCTATTTCAATAGAATTTTGTCTATTCTTTGTATCTTGTAATCTAGCCTCACTGTATTCAAATAAATCATTCATATCATTTGGATTTGCATACCTTTGACTAAATTCTTGAAAAGAAAATGATCTATGTCTAAGAATTTGTCTAGCAATATCTCGTGTTGTTTCTATTTCTAGGCAAGCAGATACCATTTCGAACGGTGACCAGTGCCCTTCTTTTCTGAGATAGGCAAGTAACCTTTCGTTCGTTTTAGTGGTATTTTGGTTGGAAGGATTCGAGACACGGGCGCAATACGCCACGAGGTCTTGTAAAGATTTACCGACATGCAAATTCTCCGTAGTCTGTGAATAACTAATTAATCGTACGTTCATATTATATTACCCTGTTCTGGTGGATTTTATCACCCATGCAATAAAAATAGAGTCTGATGCAAACTCTTGTGAGATTTTTTGATTTTCAAAACAGATAGTATCCTCATAATTATCTGTAAATTCCTTGTATTGATATTCGCGTTGTTCCAATTGTCTTAACCATGATTTAGCTCTGCCTCTAAGATCACTATGTATTGATACCTTATAACCCGGTAACCAATTTTGTTTATATTCAAAAATTTCTATTGGAATCATTAAATACTTTCACCTTTTGGTACAATCATCATTTCTTTTATTACATCTTCATTAGCACAAATAATTCTATCAACCGGCAATGGTCTCCCATATTCCATTATTATTCTTGCACCATAAACTGCAATATCACTTGGATTTGTGGCAGAGGCCAAACAAGTTTCCGAGGACTCAAATTGTGGCTTAAAAAATATAAAAGACCCATAATCTTGCATAAAAATAACCACTATGAACCATTTCATATTTATTACTCCTTATAGTTTAAAGTCATCAAACCTTTTACCGACTTCAGTTTTATCAAATACTGGAGTATCATCAGTAAGGGTTTGTTCACTTTCTTCCACGTCATATAGACGCATTTTAGATCGGTCGATACCTACCACGAATCTTTTATGATGCGTGGGATCATTGTAACGATTTTTAAGTTGCTTAACCATGAGTTGTCCATCTTTGTCAAGTTCTTCTGTTGAGATGAGGGCAAACATAAGGTCGGCAGTAGCGGGTAGTCCAAAAGACTCGGAAGTATCTTCAAGCCCAACATCCGAGTTACTATAACCTGAGCGAGTCGTTTGCGTTGCAGAGAATATCGGTACTTCGAATTCGACCGCAAGACCTCGTAATTCCTCAGCAATTGCTTTAATGTAAGTGTATGAATTGATCGATCCTCCCATTGCTTTCATTCTAGATGAAGCACAAATATTTAAATAATCTATAAAGATAACATCCGGTTCAAACTGCTTTTTTAATTTTAATTCATTTAATAATCCACGAAAATGTCCAGAGTGAGCAGAACCAGTAGGATATTCTTTTACAATTAACTTACCAGTTGTTTTTCTGGCAAGGTCTGCAACTTTTGTAGTAAACATATCCTTGGATAATTTATCCAGTTGGTCAATAGGTACATTCAATAGGTTAGCATCAATACGTTCGGCAATTCTTTCCTCGGCCATTTCCATAGTTATATATAAGACATTGCGACCTTCTACAAGAGCAGCAGAAGCAATATGACACATAAATAAGGATTTACCTACACCAGTTCCTGCCAATGCAATATTAAGGGTTTTCTTTGGAACACCACCCTTGGTAATTTTATTAAAGTAATCAAGATCAAATGGTATTCTATCTTCTTCTGTATGATAAAATTCATATCTTTCTTCAACGTTTTCAATATAATCGTGACCAACAGCATTATCAAATCCAACACCAAGTGCTTTAGATAATAAATCAGGTAAAGCACCTTTTGTTAGTGTATCATGTTTACCATCAATAATAGAGATAGATTCCATAACAGCATTATAAATGGCTCGGTCTTGACACCACTTTTCAGTAGCATCAAGCAACCAATTTTCATCTATCTGCTCATTAATAAACAACTGTGGAACAATATCCATTGACATTTGAAATTGCTCATCAGACATGGAAGAGGATTCTTGCAATTCTATTGTTAACGTTTCAGTTGTAGGCAATTTATTATATTTTGCAACATATTTACCTGCCTCTTTAAATAATGTTTTATAAACACCCTGGAAATAATCTGGTTTAATGAAAGGTAAAACTTTACGCATATACTTTTCATCAGTTAATAAATTTCTCAGGATTGTTTGTTCAATGTTTGTCTGCAATTATTTCACCTGTTTTTCTATCCATCATGCCTATTGAACCATCCTTTATACCTCTTTCAATAATATCTTCTAGAATTTTACCAGTAACGTACTGTAAATTTTCATTATCTTCTGATAAAACACTTGGAGATGAAACAATATTATAATTAAAAGATAGATGATCCTTTATTTCATTAAAAGCAATTGCTTTATACTCAATTACTGTTTCTGTAAAATCACCGGTAAGGATTCTAACATTCCAATTTTCCGTAGCATCCTCACCTAGGATTAATTCGTAGTCCTTATTCTCCTTCATCATCAAACTCAATTATTGAATTGCCACCGATTTGATAACCATTCTTTATATATTCGGCAAAATCGGTTTCGGCCAAAATAGGTTTCCAAAATTCAGATGTAATTGTATCTTTAAGTCTAACTTTAGGCTCTTGAAGTTCTCCTGTTTCTCTATCCACTCGACAGTACCAACCGTTACTAGGTTTAGCAACATAATTGCCGGTCAAGGCAATATCAAGTAAACCAGACCAACGCTCAACGCCACCTTCCCAGGATACTGAAATAGGAATTTTAGCCTTTTCCTTAACATATCTGGATTTTTCTATATTAATAATGAAATCATATCCTGTGACCTCAGTACCGGTTTTATTTTGTCTACGTCCAAGAATCCAGATATTATTGGCAGAGTAATAAATTCCAGTACCACCTGACACAATAGCTTTAGGAAACAAACCAATTTCTTGATATGTATGATTAACAGCAATTAATGGAATATTTTTCATAGCCAAATAAGGAGTACACATACGGAATAAACCTTTTAGTGCTTTTGCCCTGGACATATCTGCCACAGATTTTTCATTAATAGCATCTTCCATTTCTTTTTTAG